ACGACTGGAATGGGATACGGGCTGGTGTGAATGGATTCAAGACACAACGAATAATCTTTGTGCCGCATACCCACACGTTAACCTGTACCTGATCGAACTCGTTTAGGTCTTCTGCGCCTTCCATACCTGCTTCATTAGCCATCTTAGCATCTAGGGTGCCCCAATATTCTAAGACTTCGAAGCGGTTTTCTTGGTAGTACGGCTCAGTTTCATCTTCACGAATTGTATCTTCGTAATACTTGTCCTCGTAGTTTGGCCCTTTTGCAAGGGTTTCTTCGATAGCAAGAGCATCGAAATGAGGACGCATGATCAAGCTGCGAAGCTGTTGACGGTTCATCCGGTGACGTTGAATTACGTATTCGCAATCGTCGAGAGATGTACCTGCCGGATCAGGGAAGAAGTCCCACACTGAAACCGACTCGATGCGAGGAACCACCTTTTCATACGGCTCGTACTCACGATTACCATCTTCGTCTTTTACCCACTTGTGAACTCGCTTGTAGAAGTTAAACGGCCCTTTGATGACGCCCGTACCCAACAAAGCAGATTCGAAAATTGCTTTACGGAATACGTTGATGGCGTTAGTATCAAGAAGTTGATCGTGGATGCACTTTTCCATCCGCCGCGCCTGTTCTTTTGCAGGTTCAACTTGCGGCTCACCGACCTTTGCTTTACCGGGAACTAGGGCACCACCAAATTGTTCGCCGTACGCACCCATACTAGGTGCTGTGGCTTCACGTGCTCCGGGTGGTAATTCCCGTCCGTCACCTTCGTACCCATACGGATCTTGCTGTTGTGCTTGATCCAAAGGGGTAGCCATGTGTGCGAATTCCACGATACCTTCTGGCATCGGAGTAGATTCGACGACAAGCGGAAACTTCTTGTTGGCAAATAGGATATCTACAATCTGTCCGTACGCAGCAAGAACTTTCGTTTTGGTAATCTTGATAAATACCTTCGAACGTTCTGTGTCACGATACTTGGTCGTAGAATCGTAGATGCCTCTAAAGTTTTTGTACGCTTGTAACCAACGCTGCTCGTAGGAATAGCGTCCGTTTTCTGCGTCTTCGAAACGAGCACGAACGTAACCTGCTAGACCCGGCATGTCCCCTTCGGGATCAATTACGGGTACTGCAGCCTCGTCATCAGGTTGGAGATAATCGTCGGACATGTCGGTTCCTTAGTAGTCGCGTTCTTCTGCCATCTTCATCACTGAAGGATCAACAGCGGTTTTGGTCATCTTCTTAGGCATGTCTTCGGTGAGTACACCTTGCTTTGCCTTAGTGTCGAATTCCAAACCTTCGCGGTACAGCTTGTTAACGCCTTTTTGGTCGTCTACAGATTCCTTGTCAGAGCCTGTGATGTAAGCTTCACCCATGTTGAGGTTCATGGTTCTCTCCTGTTATTTAGGGTTGCATAGTCATAAAGCTATCGCCTTGTTGCATCGCTGCTTCGGCGGTTGCTTCGCGTTCGCGCATTGCCGCTCTTTCGGCTTCACGCTGTCTCACCTGAGACATAAGTTCTTCTTGGGTAGCTGGGCGATCACCAGCCTGTAATTCTTGATCAGCCATACTAGCACTAGGTATTAAAAGATCTGCAACGGGAACTCTTCCTGCAATAGTTCTACCGACTATGCTCTTTAGTCCGGCTTCTCCCGCTACGTCTATAGCAACGTCCCGTGCAACTTCAGATGCAGCTTGTGCCTTGTCGGGGGCTGCTATAACACCTATCGCAGTAAGTCCTGCGCCTGTTGCACCTATACCAATTCCAAGCTTGGTGTCATCGTCTAACATCCCTAGTCGTTTGAATAGGGACTTACCTTCGTCGCTTATATCGCCAGTCAGATCTAACTCGCCTTTTATTTTAGCGAGTTCGTCGGCCTCTATGCGCTTCTTGGCTTCTCTGTCTCTTACTTGCTGACGAATAGCAGCTTCGTCTACACGTGAAGCAGCTTCAATTTCTTCTGGCGTAACTGCTGCTTTTGCCTTAATTGCTGCTGCTTCTTTTTCTGCTATAATAGCTGTTGCAGTTGCTTGACGGGCTTTTTCTTCTGCTTGAAGAGTTGCCTTTTGCTCTTGAATCAACACAGCCCTATCTTCATCAGACAAAAGATCTAGGTTTATGTTCTTTTCTGTGGTGCCAAAGTCCCCAACTGCAAAGCTAGAGGGGTTTTCAAGAAGCTTTGGTATGTCTGTCGATGGGGCTAAACCTGCATAGTTTTTACGGAGAATACTATCATTGACATGTCCCATCATTCCCTGTACAAGTCCCTCTGGAACGTTGTATTGGTCTAGCATAATCTTTGGAACAATAGATCGAATAGCAGAGGGGCTAGTAACTGGTTTTTGAGAAAGCTGTATTCCGTCTGGTCCTTCGACTTTTACCTCTGCAAGAGGCAGTATGTCTGAGAAGGGTTCAAGGCGAGGCGTAATGTGTTTGGCAAACGCATCATTAAATTTAGCATCGGTAGTATCAAATAAAAATTCAGACTTGGATGAATCTAAATTTCTTTTTAAGAGTTGTCCAGTAGGAGAATCTAGATCAAAACTAAGGGACGGACGACCTTTTTTGTCGTTTTTTGTTACCTTTTTACCTGCAACTGTAATCGTGTTTCCTGATATAGTTACATCAGACTTTTTTAATTTTTGTAGCTGGGATGGTCTGTTTGATGTTGTCGCGTGATAGCGTATTAAATCAGCAGTGGCTTGATCATACTCGTTTTCAATTAAAGGAACAGCTTCAATGTATATCCTTGTGAAGTCTTCCATTGAAAGAAGACCACGCATAGGACGCTCACCTGCCATACCTGTACGCTGTGTTCCAATTGCAGTTCCTGCACCCGTAAGTCTGGGATACATTGCCTGTTCAATGTCGCTGCCCGGAACTTTTTCTTTAATACCAGATATTCCGTACTTATTAAATAGTTTTTCTAGATGATTTTCTAACGCTTGAAGGTTAGGGGCACGGTTTTCTTTAGTAGGACTACCTGCTTTTGTAAACAGGGGGGCTACATCATCATTTTTCAGGTCTTTGTAGGGCATGGTAATATCCAAACCCATCTTTTTAAATCCTGAAACAAGGGCACCAATTCTTTTCTTTGCATTATCACTAATGGTTGCGCTTGAATTAGCAAAGTCGATAGCCTCTTCAACTGTGGCTGTACCTGCTTTCAGCTTTTCAACAAGTTCTATTTCAGTTAGTGCCATCGATTAGTATCCAAATACTTCGTCTTGAACTTTATAGACGTGGTTCTTGATTGCGCCTAGTTGTTGGTGTATAGATGCGTAGCCACTCATGCGTGTCATTACCATATAACGCAATGCGTCGTATGCGTGATCCTCTGCCTTCGTGTCTACGTCTTCGCTATTCGTCTTAGATAGAGGTATTCCCGCAAGCTGCTTAATGGTATGCTGGCAGGTAGAAAATACTCGTAAGCGTGGTTCTTCTGTGTACGGATCATCGGCTAACCTTCTGTGGACTTCCATCTTACCTTGAATACGGTTTCTGTCTGATGGTGTCCAACGTACACCGACCCGCATCATTGTCTCTGCTATGGATGGGCCGAAACCTGTCTTGTTCCAGCACGAAGCATCTAGGACTGTGTAGTGAGGAAGCGGATCTAATTGCTCTGCTTCTAGTATTTTATCAGCTAATTGTTCCGCTGTCAAGTGTTTTGCGTACAACTCACGATAGACCCAAATATTATTATCCCAATCAATAGCACCCCAAAGAACTGCAGACGGGGATGCATATCCATAGTCCGCTGCTCTAATGCGAGGCCAATTGGTAGGTAATTCGAAAGGTTCGACAACGTGACGTACTCGTGAAAACTCTGGGAAGGCCGCTCCCTCTGCCACATCCCAATCCCCCTCTAGAAGTCTCTTCCGCTCAACTTCTGGGAGCGAACGCAACATGGCTTCGTATTGTCCGTCAGCCATGAGGTGGGGATTATCAGTCAACCGTGCAGGAACAAACTTGCGGTAGAACAACGGCTGACCTGCCTTCTCGTGACCGTTGGGCCACACAAAGGGCTTCATCGTATCTATGTCGTATGCGGGAAACGCTTCGTTTTCTGTGCGTGAGTCGATATACATCTTCTTGACCCACCAGCCACCGACACCGCCGGGGTTGGCTGTACAACGCATATATAGATTCTTTTGAAGTTCAGGATCTGTGGAACGTAGTCTAGAACGTAAATAGTCCCAGACATAAGGGGTTGGGTATTGTGTAATTTCGTCGATACCTATCCAGTTGAAGGCTTGCCCTTGAAAACGGGTTACATCCTTGTCTCTGTCTAGGTAGGTAAACCAAATCGTGGCTCCTGATGGAAAGACCCACGTTGATTTTGATTCACGGAACTTTGCTCCGGGGAACGCCTTTGTATATAGTTGGCGTGATTTATCTATGAGTTCGGTTAGTTCGTCGAGGGTGCGTCTTAGGAGAAGACCCCGGTGATTAGGGTTGTGGCAATAGCGTAAGGGGTCAGCAAGTAGAGCAAACGACTTACCGCCGCCAGCCGCTCCCCCGTACAATACATCTTGTTCACCTGCCGAAAGAAACTCCTCTTGAGGTCCGGGATTAGCTTGGAAGACAACTTCAGAATCACCCACAAGGTCGGAAACGGACGGGGGTAAAACGGAGAGATCTCCCATGTCAACGACAGTTGATTCTTTTCCGTTGATTCCTTTTTCAACTCTTCCAATTGTTTCTTCCAGCTTTCGGGCATAACTTCTCTGTGCTTCCGCTTTCTTTGTAGCTTGTGTAGCTTTTTTCTTTGCAGCCCGTAAACGCTTCTGTGCCCCACGACGGGCACGTTCAGCGGTAGATAGCTGATAGTTTCTTTTTTTCTTTGGTGCGTCGGTTTCCGACAAGGTTAGTTCTTTTCTGCAGACTTTTCCGCAGAACGCCCTTTAGAGTTGGGGTTGGCTTCATTCCATTTTTTCATGCCAGCCTCAACCATTTCTTTGTCGTCACCGTAAACACGAACGAGATGGTTGTACGCATCGCGTCGGTTCATTGTTGTGTAGTCTGTTACCGCATCTTTTGCAGACTGGTAGATGTTTCCGAAAAATTCCATAGGTTATGCCTTATAGTTTGCTTTGCGTCCGCGACAAGCTTTGCCGCCATGTGCCATCCCTGTACGTTCTTTTGGTGCAGGTCTACGAGCAGGATTTCTTTTGGGGACTTTCATTCCCAACTCTGTGTCATATCCCTTAGTTGCACCGGGATGTGTTAAGTCTGTTTTATATTCGTTAGCTTCAGCCCTACGCTTTTTCATAGTTGTTTCTTTTTTGTCTTTTATATTAAGCAGAGGCTGCTTAACTTTTGCGTAGGTTTCTGAATCAAACTCACGTAGACGAACATCTTTGTTGATAAGTCTGTTCCGTGATCTGTCTTTTGGTACAGCAGCGATATTCTGATTTTCTACAATCTTATCGTAGACTTTTTTTTGTTTGTCGGTAAGATCTTTTACTTCAGCAGCAGTTATCTTACGAAAGCCTTCATTAAACTTTGCACGAGCCTTATCTTTATCATCAAGAGCCATCGATCACGACTTCCTTCTTTGGTGGCAGCAGAACTACGCCGTGTACTGCCGTTACGTTGTGGTTAATTTGTTCCTGCTTTGCTACGCCGACACGATTTAGTAGCGATTCGGCAGCTTTGAGGCGCAGGTCGTCACCTCTTTCCGGGGCGGGGTTGTCGATTGTATCGACTAATCGGTTTGCGGCTTTTAGTGCGTTGGTTGCCAAAACCGACTTGGTGCGTTCGATGATCTCATCAGCAAGCGTTGACTTTAGCCACGCTGCAGATCCACGAGAATACCCTGCATCTAAGGCGGCAGCAGTTACCTGACCACCATTTTCAAATAGCAACTCTAGGAACCGCTCCTGTTGTGGGGTCAAGTCCCTTTTCTTGTGTGTCTGGGGTAGTAGATTCATCGTTATTTTCCGAAACCGACTTGCAACGCCAGCTTATATCTAGCGGAAACAGGTGTTGTTGACGAACGAACGTTTCCATTTCGACGATTCGCTGTTTGCATTGCTCTTCGGTGGGGTACGGACCGCGTGTATCTCGTATTTCTACACACATGTCTGGTGAAACCGACAAGCAGACAAGCAACCAAGCTTCCAAAAGCATATCTGGGGGGTGTCCTTGTCGGTTTGTTGGTGTGGGTGGTTCGTTTCTTAGCCTCACGCCCCCAATTTCAAGGGTTAATAAAGGGTTTTTGACGGGGTGTGCTATGTGAACCTCTGCCCACATCACAAGTATAGCTACTATATCTATGTAAGTCAACAGGAATATCTCCATAGGTTACTTTTTTTTGATAAAAAAATAAAATTGGGTACGATTTTGGTTGACAAATCCGAAAAGTACCTATACAATGAGGTTAAGACCCTCAGGGAAATAACCCAATACCCCCCGCTTTCCCCCGCTTCCCCCTTACACGTCGGTTTCCAACCCCTTCGGGATACCCCGTTGGGGTCTTTTTTTACCTAGATCACGGGGAATCCCCCTACACGTCGGTTGCATCCCCGCCGGGGCACCCCTACACGTCGGTTTCATACCCATATCGGTAACCCCCCAAATACAAAATTGCTGTCGGGATTGCATAGCATATGCAGGGGGGGTGGGGTGGCCCTTGCGCCCCCGTATAGAGCCATATTTATTTTTCCCCATCGGTGATGCCGTGGCTCACCCCTCAAACCAACACCGCCGCAATCCCCCGCCGATTGATCCCGCCGATATTATC